TTCTGTGTGTTCTTCTGGTCTAGGGTTTGAGAGATAAGATCGGACAGCGCTTTCTCATCTAACTGAGGAGTGGTATTCTCCTGAGCTTTCATAGAAGCTTGTAGTTCCTCACGTTCTCTTTTTATCTGATCAACCATATCTTCTGCGTTAAGTCTTTTGTCAAGCTCACCACGTAGTTGATCATTCTCAGTTTTTAATTGATTAATGAATTGATCTGCATTGTTATACCCCTTTGCTAATTCTTCAGGGGTCTTGTACTTCTTATCATCACCTACGTAACTTCCTAGAATACTAGTAGTTTCATTAGCAGTATGAATAGTATCTCCATTGGGTTGGTCATCCTCTGGTGTCTTATTAAATATGTCAGCCACTTGTTTTTCCTTTTCTATCGGTCAATGTAAGGATATCTTTATAAGCTCTTAACTGACCATTACGATCTGCTTGCTTATAAGCCCAAGAGTTACTTTCATAATCTGCTTTAGTAGGGCATTCTAAAGATTGTATTTGTTGTTGAACGATCTCAGTCAGACGGTCTAACAACATGCTGGAGTTCTTTACTGCACTGTCAAGGTTTTCTTTATCTTTACCTTTTAAGTTGCTACTCCATTTTGAGTTAATCATTATACTATTATTATACCATAGTTTCCTCTGGTTGTCCAGAACTTAATTCATCACCTACAGCTTGTTCTTCATCTAGTGTGCCTTGCCCTGCATTAACCATACGTTGTGTTTCCATCTGTTCAGCTACTCTGATGTTAGGTTGCACTAGATTAAACTTCTCTATGTTAAGGAGTTCTTCTATTACTTGTGCAGTCTTAATACCTGAGATGTGTACATTGATAGCAGGGTCTTGGCCTACTGCTGAGTTTAAAAGGTTTAGCATGTTCTGGAACTGGTTAGCTCTTTGAGCAAAGTGCCGCGCACCAATAGGTCTAATCTTACCACGTGCTGCTAGGTCTTCAGGTGTTATCGTTTCAAAGAGAGCTGCACCAAACTCATCATCTACAACACGGACTACATCAGAGATTTCCATGTTACGTCTAGCTAGTTCAAGCATGTCGTTAATCAAAGGCTCTAAGAAGTTACGCTCAAAGTAACTTACCTTATTCATAAACACACGGCTAGATGCATTGTCTAGTGTCTGTACTTCAAAGGCTGTCTTCTCTCCCGGTGTACGAATACCCATTGCTTGTCTAGGAGCACCAGCCATCTCTTCCATCTTGTTCTCTAAGATAGCAATCTGTGTGTCAGCATTTAAAGCTGTAGTGTCTGGTCGCATAAACTCTACGTTACCATCTTCTCCAACGTATATCTTCTCTCCCGGTCCGAATGAGAAGTCTTCTACAAAGCCTTGTACCTTAGCTATAGGGTGTGCAATCATATCAAAGACATCAGCTTTTAGATTCTCTAAGTGATCAATACGATACTGCATACCTACTAAGTTATCTAGTGGCCCCATTGCGTACAGGTTGTCAGGACGTAAACGCCAGCCAGCGTGTCTGATAGACTGCCCTCTCCAGCTAGGGTTAGCTACATTACGGATGACACGTTGTCTATCTGCAATCGTAATGATCCGATTCTTTAGAAGTGTTTTAGTTGAGGTATCGTAGATGTCTCCATGAAACTCTAAGAGTTCTACGTAGTCTGACTGGTAGTACTCAAAGATAGAACCAAAACCATCAATAGTAAATCCTTCAGCTTTGTCTACGTCATGTGTAGATAGACCGCTTACGTTCTGACGTACAGTTACTATATCGTTAAAGACTTCTGATAAGTAACCCATCTCAGGGTGATCTTCTATGTCAGCTGCTACTTCACCTAATGACTTGATGTACCTGATAAGCTTAGGGGAGTTGTCAATGCTAGTTGCTACAGGGTTAATTAAAACATCGTAGGGGCTTAACCGTACAGCCCTTGGGCCTACATAGCCGGGGTAGACTTCACCTGTCTCTTCATCTATACGTGTTTCATTAACGTACTCAGTAGTTCCTATAACATTACCGTAATCAATAAAGTCATAGACCATAGTAGATACTATATTAATAAAGTTACCGTAACGTAGTTTATTCTTAATGTAAGAAGAGATTACTTTACGTTTCTCTTCAGCTTCCGCATCTTCGTCATCACCTTCCCATAGAAGCCAATCATCATTTGGAAACAATGCTGCCATATAATTAGCATGTAGGTTGTCCCTTATCTGACATAGTTTAGGTGTAGTCGTAGAGTTCTTCCAAGGTAGGGTAGCATTAGAAGTCTTTGTAGTATCCGTAGCAAAGACATAGTTACGGAGTTCCTTCTTATCTTCTACCCAAGACCTACGTTGGTTAGCCCACTCTAGGTACTTGTTTCCAATAGCATTAGCTAGAACATCTGGTGTCCCAATATACTCTGCAAAATCTAATGTACGTCCAGCCATTAATAACTCCTACCGTAGCCTTCACTACGGCCTCCTTTACTTTCGCTTTCGCTTTGGGAAAGACCCCCATAAGACCCTTCATCTCTTTGAGTTTGTTGTGCCTCTGCGGTATTCATTCCTGCTTCTGAGTTACGTCTACTATTTAATGTTTTTTGTTGTTGTATTTCTTTTTCTATTCTTAAAGTTTCTGTATTTCTAGTATTTATTTCTCTACGTTGTTCAGGTGTTATACCGTCACGTTTATCATTTACAAAATCTAACATACTCTTACGGTTTTGATCAGGAGGGTTATCACGCCTTTGTAATGATTGCATTGTATTATTATAGTTTGTAAAAGCTCTTGCGGTTTTAGTTGAATTAGATTTAGAAACAGCTCCTAAACTTACAAAACTTAATGCATCTTGAACTAAATTTGGGACTTCTGTTACAGTTTCTTCTACTTCTTTAAAACTTGGAATAGAATCTACTATTGAATCTATTGGGTTTGTTAAAGCTTGGGTTACATTATCCAAGAAACCTATCTTACTTGAATTACGATTAGCTGCGTTTGAGTTCTCTTTGTCTGTACGCATATTAGAGTAAGTTACATCAGCTGCCCTAGCAGCAGCAGTAGCAGCTCCACTGACTACAGTACTAATTACACCTACTGGTCCCGGTACAAATGAAGTATACTTTGTTACGTCTGCTACATTTTGAGCACCTATCATGGCATTTAAAGCTTGGTTCATTCCTATTGGCGCACTAGTAGCTGTAGGACTATACCCATCACCTCCACCACCAGTGTCAACTCTAGCTCTAGGGCGTAGCGGTTGAGCAGCAGGGCCTACAGCGTTCTTAGTTGAACGTAAGTCTTCAGCAACTGTAGTGTACTCACCAACAACACGTGGTGGCTTAAGGAATCTATTAGTACTTGAAACTCCTGCGTTTACAGAGGTGAACCCTCTTGATGTTAGTGATCTACGTGTTGCCATTACGCTGTTACTCCCCCGAATCTACTGTGGTAGACTATATTGTTTTGTGGTCCGTTACTGTTCATATGCATCTGACTAGGTGGTATGGCTATCTCAATAGCACAAGCTAGGGCATCCTTAACGTCATCGTGTGGCGGGTGCTCCTGTGTTAGCTCGTCTTCTAAGATTTGACAGTTACCTCCTTGGTAGTGCCAGATAGATAGGTTGTCATACTTAGCTTCTAAGATAGACCTGATACGTTCCTCTTTAGAACCACCATGCCTGTTAGGACTGTGTTCATCTATCGACAAAGATAGTCCATTAGGTTTGATGTAGGAGTTCTTTAGCTCCTGTACAATAGCTTTCTGTGCTGCTGTTACTTCAGCTCTTAGCTTTCTAAAGTCCCACTTAACAAATGCTCGTAGGATGTATGCGTAGTACTCACTGATCTTCTCAGACTTAAACCGTTCTATATCTAAGACATAGTAGTTATGGTTAGGGTCTATGCCTATAACTACTAGAGCTGTTGAGTCAGACCTTTTGTTTAGTGAGTACGCAAAGTCGATAGCAGCAAAGACATTAAGGCGCTGTCCTTTGTAGAACCAGTAACCTTTCTGTCTAGTCAGGTGAGTCCTTTCAAAGTATTGAAACTTATCAGGAGTAATACCTGTACCCTCAGGGTTGTTAGGGTTGTTGTAATACTGAGCAAAAAACTGGGTACGGTCTAGGTACTTGCCACGTTTTTGTGCTAGAATTTTACGATCGAAACCAAACCACTTACCATCAGGGCGCTGCTGTCGGGGCCAACAGAACTCACCAGTTCCATCACCCCTGTTTTCCACTTGTTTCTCAAACTTCTCATATAGTGCAGAGTGTTCAACAATGTTACCTTCATCATCATATATCTCTTCTTGCATTTCCATAAGATCATTGTACAAGTCTTTTGAATGATATCTAGTACCAACTACCCACTCCTTTGCTTCAGCACCCTCAATAGATGAGAGTAGAGAGTACTGGGTCTTAACTTTGTTACGGCCTTCGTCAGTGTACGCATTCTCTGGAACAACTGTGTCATCCAAGACTGCCACATCGCAATGCAAGCCAGTGATCGACGTTGTAAGTCCTGCTGTAAAGATTGAAGGATCGCGTACACCTTCTTTCTTTCTGAGAGGATGGTCAACAGAAATCTCATTGTTCGTCCATCTTTCACGCTTTCCTTCCTCGTAGTTAATCATTTCAGGCCAGTACCTCATATAGATTGTAGAGGTAAGGATGTCTTTAATAAACTTTAATTGTTTCTCAGCTAGGTTAGCTGTAGCACTTATATATAAAATTCTATGGTCAGGGTGCTTTGTTAAGTACCAAGCGACTCTGTAGGCTATCATACGAGACTTCTGATGGTCCCGTGGTAGTAGACATAACTGTAAGGCTTTCGCTTCCTGCCGTGTCCACCATTGACATAACTCTACGTGTACGCCACCTAAGATAGACTGAGGAGACACAAGCTTAATAAATGTAACTAAGTCTGCCTCAGCTGCACTACGTATCTCTGAGTGTACATCATCTTTTGCCAAGGTCTATTTCTTCTTCTTCTTCTTGTTAACTTCTTGAGGTTTGTGCGTCTTAACTAACTTAGCTTTCCTAATATCTTCTGCACGTGCCTTCTTAAGTATGTTTTTAGACCTAGTGCTTTTACTTGCTTTGTTTACCTTGACAGCCATCTACTCTCCTCCACTAGACACTAACGATAACCCTATTCGTGCCATGTCATCAGAGACTTCCTCTTGAAGCTTGGCAGCTATCTTTGTTTCCTTTTCAATCTCTTCTTTGGAGGGTCTGCCTCGTTTACTGGCTGTGTCCTGCCATCCTTTGTTAGCTAAGAACTTAGCTGCACTGAAGGCGTTCTTACCAGTTAACTCGGCAGCTACTCCTAAGATACCTCTACTTTTAAGACGTACTTCTAGTTCTAGAGGCCAGTCTTCTATGTAGACTTGTATAGCTTTAGAGTTCTTTATCTTGAGCCAGTGCTGCCAGTTGCCGAAGGTAGCCATAGCAAAGCTGTACTCAGTAGGGTCTTCGTAGTCTAGATAGATACGTTTGAGGCTAGGGAGTTCCCCTTGAGGGTCTTCATCCTTTAAAGTCCATAGAGGAGCTAAGCCTGTAGAAGTATGTACGTAGAACTCTCTAAAGAGAGATTGTGTACGGTAACGTCCTACATTATCTTTCATTACGTTACTCAAGTCTGCCTCCTTGCATCATAAACATAAACTCTTTGTATGACATAGTAGTTAGAGTTTCTACACAGAAGTCTTTAACAAAGACAAACAAGGCTTGTGGCTCATCAGGTTTAGAGAACATAACAACTGTGTCAGACTTGAAGTTTGATCTAGGAGCTAAGTAGTTATAAGCTATAAGAAATGTTTCAGTTTGTTTTGAATTCATAGCACGATTACTAGATGCAGGGTACTCTTTATTGATAGCTTCTATTAATTCAGTAAAAGGTACCTTACATTCGTCTGCTGCTACTACAGGTAAAGTACCGACAAGAAGTATAGACATAAAGATAAA